CTATTGCCACTGCGTGGCATAGCCCTGCAATTCGTCCAGTGAGTTAAACAGGTGCTGGCCCAGCCAGTCATAACGCACCGTCCGGTTATATCGCTCAATATAGGCATTCTGCTGAGGTTTGCCGGGCTGAATAAAACGAAGGCTTATATTCTGCTGTGCGGCCCATGACATCAGTATCCTCCCTGTATATTCCGGTCCGTTATCACACCGAATGGCTGCGGGTTTTCCCTTCCATGCGATGAGTTACTCAAGTGTTCTGACTACCCGACTGGCCGGCAGAGAAAAATCGACCTCAATCGCCAGTGCCTCACGGTTAAAATTATCGATAACATTCAGCAGACGGACTGAGCGACCATCCGATAACTGGTCGTGCATGAAGTCCATCGACCAGCATTCGTTGCTGCTTTCAGGCACTGCCAGCGGTTCAGGTTTATCCCGTTTCAGTCTTTTTTTCGGCTTGATGCGCATGTTCAGCGATAGCTCGCAGTAAATCCGGTACACCCTTTTGTGGTTGAAGCGGAAGCCTTTTACGTTGCGCAGGTACAAAAAACACAGGCAAAATCCCCAGTTGCGCTGACTGCCCGTAATGCGCAGTAGCCAGTCGGCAATGACCTCATTTTCCTCATTCAGTTGAGGCTGATAGCGATAGCAACTTTCGCTGACAACAAACAGGTGACAGGCAAAACGTATGCTGACATTCCGGTTCCTGACCGCATCCTGCGCCATCTGCTTTCGACGCGATGGCGTCACCACTTTTTTGCCATGGCTTCCTGAATGATTTCGGCTTTGAGGCGCTCTTCAGCATACATTTTTTTGAGGCGGCGGTTTTCGTCTTCCAGCTCTTTCAGACGAGTCATCATGGAGGCATCCATCCCGCCAAAACGCGAACGCCACTTATAGAAACTCGGGGGGATTACCTTCATGTCATTCAGGAAAAGACCGGGAGCAAAATCGCTATCCCCCTTTCTCTTCGCCTCAATGCGATTAACTGGAGTTTACGCGATGTAGTAGCTTGCTGTCGTGACTATGCAGTCAGCCCATACTTAGTGCATTTTTTCCGTTCAACTTCACAGGCAGAACGTGGCGCACAAGTTAAATCGAATACATTGACGATGAATTTTAGTAAAGCAAGAGATTTAGCAGGAATTGACTGGGGGGAAGGTTCACCTGCCACATTCCATGAACAAAGGTCTTTATCTGAACGCCTGTACAAAGAACAGGGGCTAGATACGCAAAAATTACTTGGTCATAAAACCCAACAGCAAACCGATCGTTACCATGATGACCGAGGGAAAGGTTGGAGCAAAGTAGCGTTGTGAAAATTTAAGCGTTTCAACGCCATCTTGATTTTCTTAACTCTCATGTAAAGGAACTAAACAGTCCGCTTTGAGCTGTGAGTTCAATGGATCGATGCAACGCTATCCTTAATCAAGGGGGACGTTGCCATGAAACGAAGAACTCGGATTAACTACACGCCAGAGCAGAAGGCAATTATCTGGGACAGATATAAGCAAGGTGATTCTCTACATGATATCGCCAGAATGTTCGACAGATATCTGAAGTGGTCAACAAAAACTGGCCACCGCGTTAAAGTTTTTCCAGTATCGGTTTTCCGATTCGTTTGGTGGTAACCCACCATTATATTCGTGCGGTCTTAGTACGCTGTAATATCCAACGATATAGTCCGTTATTGCGTGAGCTGCATCGCTGAAGCTTACATAGCCCGTCACCGGTACCCATTCGTTCTTCAGACTCCTGAAGAAGCGCTCCATTGGGCTGTTGTCCCAGCAGTTTCCCCAAACTACCAGGGGGTTTTGATAACTTGTTTTGATAAAATTTTGATAACCGTTAGCAGCCTAACAAAAAACAACGGGAGCGTTACGCTCCCGTTAATAAATTTAACAATTACCGCATTACATGTTTTCGATGATTGCGTCGCCAAACTCTGAACATTTCAGCAGCTTAGCGCCGTCCATCAGACGTTCGAAATCGTAAGTGACGGTTTTCGCGTTGATCGCGCCTTCCATACCTTTAACAATCAGGTCAGCCGCTTCGACCCAACCCATGTGGCGCAGCATTACATTGCTAAAATCATAGCAACCATCTGATAAATTTGAAATTATCATGCTTTCTACTTTCAAAAACAGTCAATAGCTACCTTTTACAACTCATTGATTATCTAAACTTTGATTTTAGTTTTGGGGAAGTGTTTTCGCCAACAGTCCATGTTTTTCACACCTGCATATCCATTACACTGCCGCTGAGGTCCGTTTGAGCTAGAAGCAGACACGAATCCTCGATAAAACCAAGAGACAACGTTGCCCATTTACCCGTTTCGAGATGATACTTTTGCAGCCAGGGTCCTTTATTGTGGCCATTCTTTCTTTGTAGGGCATCACCATGAAGACAGCAGAGGAATCAGAACCATTTTCTTCAGAATCTCTTTGCTTAATCGAAAAGCTGTCTGTTTCACAAAGGCATTGTGCTGATCGTAGTTAAAAAGATGTAAGTTCTGGACCAGGTAAACTGCCAGTATCCAAAATACATGAATAAATGTTGCGGGTAGAAACACATAGCAATACAGTATTTTCTTGCTCGCCAGTTCACGGTCTCGCAGGCTCAGTAGGGTTTATTGCGATATAGCCGCTTTTTAAAATTTCAAGGTGATGAAATGGACGACATTGATACAAATCTTGACGAACTTAACGCTATTGATTTATCCCCCTTAATTCAGTGCAAACTGGCAGTTACCTGTTTTGATATCACCGAATATCTTTCGAGACTGGATAGGAATTCCGGGGTGAGACTGCTAATCCATATTTGCGATTTTCACTTTCGGCCTGACAATCCACAGGCCCCATTTGGTCCAAAATTTCAAAGCAGTCTAGGTAGATCGGCAGTTCCAGAAGACTTTAATGAGTTGACACTGGAGGTACTTTCTCAGTTTTGCCCGACGATAGCTTTACCCGAGCTTCAGGCCCGAATTGCTGACATGCTTTGGGTCCGTAAAGTTGGGGGAGGTATCCATTTTCCTTTGCTGGCAGTTCGCGCTTATTACGCGTCATGTCAGGCTATTATGACATCGCAAGGGGGATGGGTTAATACTATTGAGCGTTTAGAGCGTGCACTACGGCTTTGTTGTTTTTTCCGAAAGAATGCTGATTTCAGTGCTGAATTAGATCAACTATCGACATATCTTCTGGCAGAGTACGACCGTACCAAAGTACAAGCGGACTCACCCTACCCATTACGACTCATGCGACTCGCATTCGATTGTAGAGTGAGTGAGTCCTCTTTTATTGTTCAAGAACTCCTATATCTGTCAAAAAGCTATTTGGAGCAAAAACTTTTTTCATTTGCAGTTGATGCCTGTAAAACAGCAATCCCGATTGCAAATAGTTGCAGCGACAGGGATACACAGTCTGAGTTCTGGCGCCTCCTTGCAGATACGTATCTGAAAGAATCAGAATTCCAAGATGCTGGTATGATTTCTGCCGCCTGCGTGCAGAATGCAATTGAAGCACTGGCTAATATTCCAGGAACCCGAGCAGAACGTCTTGCATTGTATGAAGAGATGCGAGATTACCAAATCGAGACCCGTCACCAGATGGCCATTCTTCAGTCTCAGCCTCAGGACATCAGTCAGATTGTTCATCAGGCCAGAAAGCGAGTCGTAGGAAGAGATTTGTTTGATATGGTTTTCAGACTGGCGATGCGAGTCAGCCGGCCCACTAGCATTGAGGGACTAAAGGCCCAAGCTATAGAACAAAAGGCCAAAAGCATAGCCTGGATGTTTGGAACCACTCATGTTGATCATGAAGGAATGACCGTTGCCCGTATACCCGCAGGAATAGGGATTGATGATGCAGATGGAGAAGTTATCTGGCCTATGATGATGCAGGGAATGCGAATAGATCATGAGTTAGCCGTCGTCGGGCAAATTATCCCGGCTACGGATGAGATAACAATGACGTATACAATCTCGGAGGTGTTTTTTCGCGATTTGTTTATCGATCACCCCTTTATCCCGTTTGGGCATGAAGAGTTTTTCATCAAAGGGGTCGTTTACGGTTTCAATGGAGACTTTCTAACGGCTTGCCATGTGCTAATACCTCAGATTGAAAACAGTCTACGATATGTGGCGAAGATCAAAGGTGAAGAGCCCTCTCAACTTCATGGGGATGGCTCACAGGAAAGAAATGGTCTTAAGGGATTACTGGATAATCCTCTGATCATTGAAGCTTTAGGTGTGGATTTGATTGGCAATTTGCAGGCCTTACTCGTAGATAAAATCTATGGTGACTTACGAAATCAGCTTGCACACGGTTATATGCCTGCCAATTATTACAACCAATCTTCCTGCATTTTTACTTGGTGGCTTGTACTGCATATTCTCATGCTTCCTACAGTTAAATATTGGCAAGCTATTTACGGAAAAGAGAGTAAAGTTCAGGCTCACAGCGAGCATATTAACGAAGTTAAAACGCCCTAATAATTATTCGAAGTCCGTTTATGCCACATAGCAACCCTCAAGACGGCAACTCGTCGTCATGGGGTGTCGGGGGTCGGAGGTTCAAATCCTCTCGTGCCGACCAAAAATCCTCTAAGAACCAGCCTGTTACGGCTGGTTTTTTTATGCCTGTTTTCTGAACGGGGAAGCAACGGGGAATTACGGGGGAATAATCCCGTCAAATGTCCCCCCGGATCGCTACCACACAAAGATTAAGTAACCTTTTCACTTTCGGAATTCATCAATTCACAAAACCATCATTCCGATTTACCTTACAAGCTCCTTTTAAATCTTTAACGGTGCGCACTATTTTTTCTTACTGCCCTATACTTTCAGTCTGACATATGGCTGGAGGTTTCTATGTGTGGACGCTTTTCACAGTCAATGACGCGTGAAGATTATCTTGTCCTGCTCGCTGATGAATCAGTACGCGATATTCCATACGATCCAGAACCCATCGGAAGATTCAACGTAGCGCCAGGAACAAAAGTTCTGCTCCTGAGCGAACGTGATGAGCAGCTGCATCTTGATCCAGTGATCTGGGGATACGCCCCCGGTTGGTGGGATAAACCGCCGCTCATTAACGCACGGTCTGAAACTGCGGCCACCAGCAGAATGTTTAAACCACTCTGGCAGCATGGCCGCGCGATTTGCTTTGCTGATGGATGGTTTGAGTGGAAAAAGGAAGGGGACAAGAAGCAACCCTACTTTATTCAGCGGGCAGACGGTCAGCCAATTTTTATGGCGGCGATCGGCAGCACACCATTCGAACGTGGAGATGAAGCAGAAGGTTTCCTGATAGTGACAGCTGCGGCCGACAAAGGGCTGGTAGATATACACGACAGGCGGCCTCTGGTACTTTCACCAGAAGCCGCTCGCGAATGGATGAGGCAGGACATTGGAGGGAAAGAGGCGACGGAAATTGCAGCCGACGGCTCCGTGCCGGCTGATAAATTTATATGGCATGCCGTAACGCGTGCCGTAGGGAATGTGAAAAATCAGGGAGCAGATTTAATTAAGCCTGTTACTTAACCTGAAGCAAGTCCTCATAGCGAGTCGTATATCGTGGTGACAGCATCTCTCTCTTCATCGCCCATTGTTGCTGGATCCCCTGTCCGGCGAAATAAAGGGCCCCCCTTCCTTCCTTTGCGTTCAGATGATCCAGAACTTCCATCAACTTCTCACTACCCCGGCGAGGCGCATTATCATCGAACAGATTCAACTGGGCGATGCCCTGACTGAAGAAGTCCCCCAGCATTACCCCGGCTTTCTGATATCTGTGTCCGTCTTTCCATATTGCATCCAGACTCCTCGTCGCTGCTGCGATGATATCCCGGCTGTCCTGTGTCGGGGTGAGCAGTTTCACTGATGCGCTGTTACCGTAGTACTGTTCGTTCAGCGCAAAGGGTGACGTTTTGACAAAGGTCGATATGAAGCGGCAATACTGATGCTCTCCACGTAACTTTTCTGCGGCGCGCGACGCATAACTGCAGATGGCCTGCCGCATAGCGTCATAATCGGTAATGCGCTCCCCGAATGACCGGGAACAGACAATTTCCTGCTTTACTGGCGCAAACTCCTCCAGTTCAAGACAGGGTTCTCCACGAAGCTCGCGCACTGTTCTCTCCAGGACAACATTGAAGTGCTTACGGATAAAACGGATGTCAGTATCTGCCAGATCAAGAACCTTTTTGATCCCCATAGCCTCCAGCTTCTTGCCAATTCGTCGCCCTATACCCCAGACCTCATCAACCGGAAGTGCAGCCATAAGCTTACGCTGGCGTTCGAGGTTTGATAAATCCACCACGCCTCCCGTCTGTTTCTGCCATTTTTTAGCGGCGTGATTTGCCAGCTTGGCCAGCGTTTTTGTCTGAGCAATACCAACGCCAACAGCCAGGCCCGTATTTTGATAAACCGCATCTTTTAACTCACGCCCAAAATCCTCCAGAACGCGGCAATTCCTCACGCCGGAAACATCACAGAAAGCCTCGTCTATCGAATAAATTTCGCATCGTGGTGATAATGCCTCCAGCGTGGCCATTACCCTACTGGACATATCCGCATACAGTTCATAATTGCTGCTGAAGCAAACAACACCACATCGGCGGAATAAGTCCTTTTGCCTGAAATACGGGTCTCCCATTTTCACACCAATCGCTTTGGCTTCAGCGTTACGGGCAATAACACAGCCATCGTTGTTTGAGAGAACCACAACCGGCCTTCCCTTCAGGTCTGGCCGGAATGCAGTCTCACAACTGGCATAAAACGAGTTCACATCAACCAGAGCAAACATGGTCAGCTTGCCGCTTTCACGATAAACGTCACAACACCAAAGATATCCAGCGTATCTTCGCTGTTTATCATAATGGGTGCATATGCACTGTTTTCAGGAACAAGCATAACGACCGGGTTTAGCTGCAGACGTTTGACAGTAAACTCGCCATCAATGGCAGCAATCACAATATCTCCATGTACAGGCTTTCTTGATCGATCGACGACCAGCAAATCGCCATTACCGATACCCGCACCGATCATGGAATCGCCAGATGATTTTACGAAATAGGTCGCACTTGGGTGTTGCACTAACAGCTCGTTGAGATCAATACGTTTCTCAACATAATCCTGCGCTGGCGAAGGAAATCCGCATGGAACCAAATCGCCAAATAAGGGAAGCGAAACTATCTGACGTAGCTCGACTGGTGAATAAAACTTCATAATAAACTCACTCACATTGATACTGTTTATACATACAGTATATACTGTCATTATATACAGTAAAGAGGAGCTAAAGCATGTTTGTGGAACTCGTTTATGACAAAAGGAATTTTGATGGTCTGCCCTGTGCAAAAGACATCATTCTGGGCGAATTGACTAAGAGGATTCACCGGATTTTCCCGGATGCTGATGTCCGGGTAAAACCGATGATGACACTGCCGGCGATCAACACTGACGCCAGCAAGCATGAGAAAGAACAGATAAGCCGGACTGTTCAGGAAATGTTTGAAGAGGCTGAGTTCTGGTTAGTCAGTGAATAAAACTCTGTCCGCTACGGCTTGATTGTAAAAACGTGCTGTAGCGGGATCATGAACCACCTACAGGGAATTTCTTATACAACGTTGAAACACCAACATCGTATATGATCGCTACCTGCTTTCTGTCCATGCCACCTTTTATCAATCTCCCCATCTGGGCCCACTCATCATCACTAAACTTTGGCCGCCTTCCACCTATTCTCCCTTCCGCGCGTGCGGCTGCTAAACCAGCCCGGGTGCGTTCGACAATAAGCTCCCTTTCCATTTCGGCCAGTGCGCCCATAACATGGAAGAAGAACCGGCCCATCGGCGTACTGGTATCGATGCTGTCCGTAAGGCTGCGAAAGTTAATGCCCCGCTCCCGCAATTCCTCCACAAGCACAACCAAGTGACGCATACTGCGTCCAAGTCGATCCAGCTTCCAGACGACTAACGTATCACCCTCCCCCAGCGTTTTTAACAACCGCTTAAGTCCCGGTCGGTCCGAGGTTTTTCCGCTAATTTTATCCTCGAAAATTAGCTCACATCCTGCGCTCTCAAGCGCATTTCGTTGTAATGCGGTGTTCTGGTCATTTGTTGACACCCTGACGTAGCCAATCAGCATCGTTTTCATCCTACAAAAGGGTGAAATCATGCCATTTGGCTGGAGATTATGCATTTTCTTAAAGGTTGGTCTGGGAGAATTGGCTCTGGCAGGAACGATGACCGGCGCTTTTGAAAGCGCTGGCTACCTGAAAATCCCGGCAATTATTGGCGGTGCTAAGCGAACCCTGATAGTCCAGTGGGGATTAGCCAGTGGGACAACCGGCAAAATAGCCACAACTTATGCCACCGCATTTCCCAATGCGGTTTTACAGGTTATTTGTTCTGTTGCTGACAAATCAGCAGGTAGCGGGGCCGTAACGCTGGCCGTCAATCAGGCTGATATCACCTCGTTGGCGAGCAGAACTACTGTAACTATAACGCCAAGCAATAGTGATTTTCAGGGAACAACAACGGCAAGATTCATTTCAATCGGGTACTAATATGAAAGTTTTTTACTCAGCGAAAGACAACGGTTTTTATCCAGATGATATTAAATTTAACAATCTCCCTGATGATTTAGTCGAAATATCGGTAGATTACTGGCAGGAGTTATTAAATGGTCAGAATGGGAAAAAGGAAATTTCGTCTGATAAAAACGGATACCCTGTGCTTGTTGATGTCGCACCGGCAACAGCGGAACAGTTAAAAGTAATTGCCAGCAGGGAGAAAGAAAGGCTGATGGCTCTGGCAACTGTAGCAATAGCTCCATTGCAGGACGCTGTGGAATTGGGTATCGCGACGGCAGAAGAAACCGCCGCGTTGTCTGAATGGAAAAAATACCGGGTACTTTTAATGCGCGTTGATACAGCGAAACCCATCTGGCCTACGCCTCCGGTGGAGCAGGCCAGTTAACATGCTCAGGGTCGGTTGTCACATCAACCACCTTAACTTCGTTCTTATACGCCAGCCACGCCGACAGCTTAGCTTTGTTGGCGTCACTGATTTCACCCAGCATCAACTCAGTTCGCCAGTCGAGCATTACCGAATCAGCATGAGTCAGTAACCGCTGGCGATTGTTCTCTGCCATCTGAACCAGCTCTTCATGGCTCGGCGGTGGGATATCAACCCAGGCTGGCCTGCCATTAATTACGCCTCTGCGCTTACCTGTCGGCGGAGCAGCTAAAAACTCAATCGCGATTGAGTCTTCAATGTCAATTGCATCATCTGGAAGCGTGCCGCTCGCTTTATATGAATCAATCATCGCCACAGGGTAAAAATGATTCGTCGTTGCAGAAAATAAGTATTTGTTCATATCAGTTACCATCCAAGCGCTTTCCAGTTACATGTAAGAGTTGCCGGACTAACATCACCACCATTCGCAGTAGCACATCCAGTGCGAAACTTTGTTGTGCTTACAGGAAATGCCTGAGCAATCTCAGCGTATTGTGTGTCATTCGGGTCAGAGCTAATAACAACATAAAAACACTCATGTGGGAACGGGATGACGAAATCAGCATCTCCATTACCGTATGTGGACTTCCCCCATTGTTCGATGAATCCATCGGGTGTTTCCCGCCAGCCCATTGGAGCTTTCAAGGATTTCCATTTGCTCATATCAGGGATCTGATTTGCACCGGTTCCCACATCCCTTTTTGCCGCTTCTCCCAGACCAAGGTTTGAGAGAGCCGCAGCTACCGCTGCTGGTCCATCAGCTTTAATGTCTGCAAATGGGTTCGCACGACTGAGGAGCTGTTTCTTTAATGCTGTAAGCACCTGGGTCATATCATCAGGAGAAAGGATCATTCCTGCTGACTCTACGATGTTAGCCAACTCTTCCTGCATGGCATTGAAAGCAGCGGCTCGGAGTCGTGTTGCTGCAATGCCACCAGCAACGCTACCGTCTGTATATTTACCGTCTGCTGTTGCAGATGGCTCAACTTGCCCGATTCTAAGCATGATTAATCCTCACTGATAAGTGATAACAATTAAGGTAAATAATTAATTATGAATAACTAAAGATAAGATTCAGATGAGATGGCGCGATCTTATTAATTGCGCATTCAAGTTGCTTGTTACCCCAGGATGCTAATGGGTCACCACAATACGAAGCACCAGATAACGCATATTTAATAGTTGTTTCCGGCGCGTTAATTCGCCAGGTAAAGGGCCACTCATCACCATTCAACGCATCACCACACACAGATATCCCACTTATTGCAGGACGAAACTGTGTGATCGTTATGGTGTAACCTAATGCTGCTGCGACACGAATGTAATAGTCTCGATTTAAGCCGCCGGTGCTTATTAATTTAGAGACAACTGAGCGTTGTCTATCACTGATGCCACCTATTTCACCAATAGAGCAGTCATTCGGCAACCCCAGAGAACTCTCCCATTCTGATAGCATGACAGTTGCAGTCGCTGGAAAAGCACCTGTGATGAGATTCACAGCATCGTTATCAGATCGTTGAAAGGAATTACCTAATGCCCGTAAAACGGCAGCTTGTACAGTCTTGCTTGCTCTCGGCCATGCTCTCCCAGTCGGCAACAACGCACCGAGCGCGGTAGCATAATCATTTTGGGAATACAGGCTCATACAAATTTAACCTCACCCAAGACCGGAATCTCACCAATTTTAAAAGTAATGTTTGATGATGGGATGTTAAGGATATACCCCTTCGTTCCATCTACGTTACTAATACTTTTATTGATATCGGATAAATCAATTTTCCCGGAACCATCAGGATTCGACTCATCAAAAAACAGGGATGTTAATGCTTCTTTAATACTACTGACGACAGTACTATCAGCATCCTTCATACCTGCTATTTCAAAATTAATAGTTTTCCTGATTGGTGAACAAACAAAAATAATCGCAGTGTCTGTCTGAAGCGGATAGATATGATCGGCTACAGACAACTGATCACCGGATGCCTTCACTGACCCCCACTCCTCAAGCTGTGATATCCCATCAGTTCCAACAGGGAAACCGTCATTAAGATTTCCATCACACATGATGTATACCCCAACCGTCCCTGCGCCATTAAGCCTGCGTTTCACCCAGGCTCGAGTAACCCCAGAAATCTCCAGTGCCCATTTTTTATAATCGGTATCACTTCCTCCTTGTGGAGGCTCTTGCCATGAGAGCAAGCCGCGACTTCGAAAAGCCTCTTCATCCTCGATATCTGCGCCGCCTGTAGCAGCTTCTATCAGCGTTAATTGAGCCTCAACTCCTGCAATGTTTACATCAAGCGTGAGCACCGTTCCTGCATCTGCATTGCCATTAGCTCCACCACCGGTAACATCATCCGTGACATCAGGCAAAACAGCGGTGATTCCTCCATGCCCTTCCCCGGTATCTTGAATTTTGATTTCCGAGGTTACAGTGTACTGATAGCCATCCCCCCTGTTTAAAATCGTTCCGGCGGGAATAATGCGGTTTCCGGCCCCGACCGCTTTCACATCTTTTGATTTAGCGGCACTGGCAGGTTTCCTGTAGACACGTTTTAAGGCCATCCATCCAGCCAGGTATTCACCAGTTGCCGTGAACGGGTTGGACTGCAGCGCCATATAATCAAGGTAGCCGTAATGCAGGTGGGCCATCCCCGCATCCATATCGGCAACAACCTTTAGGTTGGCAAAACGGAGAAGCGCACCAACGTTTTTTAGTTCGGCCTGAAGAAAATTACGGTTTTCATCTCGTAACTCAGTCAGAGTCTTTCGTTTAAAGGGCATTTTAAAGTTTCTCCCATATCCAGTAGAATCTGCTTTCCTGCCAGTTTTGCCCCGGAGATAAATACCGGATAGTGAGGTTCAAGCGATTTGGCATAACGATTTGAGCAACAGGGACAACGTCATTTACAACACCGTCGTCTTTCAACCATTTAAGGGCTTCCAGCGCGTAGGTTTCAGCTTTGATTGCCACATTAGTCGTTAGCTTTTCCCTCCGTAACAACCAAAGCCGTGAACCAAGCTGCTGATCTTCACCTGTATCACCCCACCAGCCACGACGATCGCTATCTTCATAGTTATCATCAGAACGCGCCAGCCGATCGGTAAAAAGACTGATTAGAATTACCGTTTGAAGGTCATTATCGGTAGATAGCATCCCTGCGCCTTCCTGCCAGTCGGCAATCATTTCGTCCACGTTCCAGAAGGAGGAAAAATCACTCATTTAACCTGCTCCTCTGTTTTCTCACTGGTAGCGTCGTCGTTACCCTTCTGAACATTTTTAACTACATGGTCATGATCATTGTGAGCATCACGGAGCTCTTTGAGCGTTCGGGTATTGCTCTCACAGTTGTCTATAATGTCTCCGGTACACTTTAAAACCGGAGTATTTGCCAGTATTCCCTCGCTGCCGTTTATAGTTACGTTCGTCGCGTTATTTACTTCTACGTCTTTCCCCTTAGCATCAATAAAGACACCCTTTTCAGTGAGCAACACTTCCATCGCCCATTTGTTATAGATGGCTGTTTCCCCTTCATTCAGCCCAGTTCGTCTATACCCCTGATGATTTGATGCAATGATTACTGGGCTTGAACGATCACCGCCGATGAAGGCAATAACAACATCAGTACCTACCGGAAGCCCGGAGGAAAAACCGAAGTCAGCCATCCGAGGCGCACTGGCAACCTCCAATGGAGTCTGATATTGAGCTTGTTGAATTTCTCCACTGTCTTTCTGAGATGTGATCCGCCCAATCCCCAGCATTCCAGCAATTCGCACTGCTGCTTTTTTCAAATTCTGGTTCATGTATTTAGTCCTGGAATCTGCTGATAAAAGGCATAAGGCTGGATGGCGAAAGCTTCCGGCGGCATCAGCGCTAGACGCGCATGTGTGCCGTTGTCGTCTCGCATATAAGTGACTTCAGCAATGAGTAATTCAGTATCAGGAAGTTGCAGTGTTGGAAGGTCAACCGGGATCAGAGTATTGGGCTCCCAAAGTTTCCCATCCTTGTCCCGCCAGGAGTCGATGGTTACAGATAATTGTTTTGAGCGGCCATATCGACGATTCATTTCCCAATCTATTGCACGCTGTGCCTGATGTGAGGCCATCAACGTACTTTCGATAATAGAAATATGCTTTCTATAACGCATTTTGGCAGCTTCAGGGTCCCTTGCCGTCGCCAGCGTTACCGCGTCATATGCTGTATCAGGTGAAAATCCGGCTATCGGTGATATTCCCATAGACACGCCAACATAGTCCGAGAACCGATCCGCCATTGACCTACGATAGTATGCCTGTTCAACATTTACGCCTTCTGCAATACCGCTTGCGGCCCGTCGTGTACCAACACGAGTCAGAAGCAAATTTCCATCAGGCTGGTCGTAATAGAGTAATGCTGACCAACGGGCCACCCTTTCAATAATTTCCTGTGGTGATTCACCCCAGTTAATTGTGAATTGAGGTACCTTAATCAAGTCATCGACATCAGTCGAAACCTGAATGTCATAGTACGATGCCAGGCGCTGAGCAATTTCAAGCGCATTACTGGCATTAATAACGTTATTGGGCCACTCAGCAGAACAATCCACAAGGTCCTGACATTTACTGCGCCCCGTGGCTCTTACTTCATGCCGAGAGCGTGATATCGCTGGTTCCCAGTCATCAACATAACCGGTAACAGTTAGATCATCGCCAATAGTGACGCTGCAAGACATGCCCTCTTCAACCAACTGCTTATTGTCGCTGCCGGGATAATAATCCATCAGACCCAGATCGAAATCAGAAGGGAAACGCTCTATTCCTCTTGTTACACGAACAGAATCCCAGCCCTCAATGATTTTGCCGCCAACCGTAAGTGAAACGACATCCTGATCATTGTCTTTACTCATTGTCTAAGCACCTTCATCGTAAGCGGCATAAATGCCGGATGCGGAACAAGCGCCTCCTGAATTAATTCATCGGCACGAGAAGCATCCTGATATAAGCGATTTGCAAGGGTTAGTGCGGGTATAGCCTGAGTCATTGTCACCAGCATCAGATCACTTAATCCCGACGAACGTTCCATCATCGTAGAAATAAAAGCGGTTCTGATGCTTAGCAGAGCGTTATATAATTCATCATCTGCACGATCACCAACGACTACCAATGCTTCATCCAACTGCTGAGAAACACGCTGCGCTAAACGTTCCGCCTCATCACGGCTAGTTGGGTTTGCTTCAGCGGCTGAGCTGGTCATTGCTCCAGTACACAGCACAATAATCAACGTATTGATGGTCGCTGAAATCGCTTTACTGCTATCAGATAGTTGATATGCAGTACCCGTGGAATTGGCGAGTTTCTCCAGTGCTGAAATCCTGTCATTCACACTACCGGCACTGTTCAGAATGGAATTAACCACATCAGCAATCCCCTGAACAAAGTCATCAGATGTAGACGAGTTATTCAGTTCATCAACAGTATCCGTAATGTTTTTACGGTCCATCACTGACTGCGCGGCAACCAAATCAGTTAATACCTGATCATCATCCACATCAGCGGTTGATGATGATCCACTGACAGCGGAAGAACTCCCACCTATTGCACCTTTGCTGTACCGCCCGTATTTAGTATTGCCAAAAGTTGATTTCAGAACGTTACTGACGTTAGTCACTTCACTAACAGTACTGTCAACCATTGAGGTCCAAAATGTGACTGTCCCCCTAATGGTATTGATTGCCTGAGTTACGCCACGAATTTCACCTTTTATCCTGGCAAGCGTACTGGCCACAGCCGTAGTCACCATTTTCAGATAATTAGTTTTCACAGTGTCGCCAGCTGCTGTTCCATCAGTGATGGCAAAAACCTTAGCCCCAGACTCAATCACCATTAAGGTGAATTCAAATACTCGTCCACTTTCCATCGAGCCGGTAATGCGAAGACCGTTCTCAGGAATAGATACGGTTAATTCACCATGGATAGGATGAACCAGGGTACCACTTCCCTTTTCTTCACAAGCCGCTATCAGCGATTGCCGCTGAGTGATCGCATCACCACCGCCATAAACCAGACTATTTTGAATCAGAAAACCACGGATAACGAATCGCCGAGTACCTCGTCCAAGGTCTTCAATCCATGCGGTGTCACGATACGGATATTCGTGTACAGCCTGTCGGCGGCCATGACTGCCTTCTTCATTAACGACCGCAAATGGGACCCCGCGAAATGAGCTTGGTTGCAACTGACTTTGCCAGTCATCACTTGCACCACCTCCCATCAAAGAGGTAATTGCATCCTGAATAATTGGCATCAGACCTCCAAAATAAAAAAACCGCCTATTATGGCGGTTTTGTATAAATTCATTTGACCGTTACTGGTGCACAGCAAATCCTTCAGAGGATTTCGTAACAATCAGCGTCCGTCCATCTTCCGTTTTTATAACAGCAGAATCTGGAGATACATTCATAATGCCAACAACACTTATCCCACTCGTATCCAAATAGTTATGTGTGACATTAACTGCTCCATAGCACAGGGCATTATTTGTATAAAATCCTTGATACTCTATTTTACACTTATCTATTTCCGACAGCTCACCACGCAAGGAGAAAAACAGGACAACCAATATCACAGATGAAATAACTGTAACAACCCTTGCAATCACTCTCTTTTTATTACTTTCCTTTCCGAAAGAAATAAATAGTGAAATGAAGAATACGACCAATAAAACAATCAACCCTTGATAAACACTCATTATCCACCAGCCTATATGTCTATATAAAAACAAAAAATCTACTGACGGTGTAGAAGTGTGCCTCTCCTAGCCGACGTTGTCATCAGAAACCATTGTTTTGATGGTATAGCTAATAGTTCATTGGTGTGGTTATCCTACCGTTGTCAGCTACATTGTAGCTTTTTTTCTCTCCCTTATCGTTTACCAGAGTAATCTCCAATTTAACTTTCTGGTCAGACATTGCTTCTTTCAAAGAGCGAGCAAGATTGTCCGCCATCGACCCATTCCCGCTATCTCTTGCCGAAATAATGGACCCGCTGCCGCCAGAACCACCTGTTCCCGGAGGGTAGATTCCGCTTTCGGATACACCACTATCACCTTGAGATTCACTATTAATTATCCGCTGATAGTGTGCAAGTACAGCTCCAGGATAAGCCCGATTCTGTTGCCCCCATCGTCGGGTATCATAACCGCCGTTATAGTACCGAAGTGCAAGAGGTACGTTGCCACCTGACCTTTGTAAGTTCTCAGATAAAATCTGAGCACCAGCCATAATGTTCTGCCTTGGGTCCGTCCAATCGGTTACACCTGTCGCTTTGAAATTTGATGGCATGATCTGCATTAACCCGCGAGCATCTGCACTACTGACAGCATAAGGATTACCACTTGATTCTTGCTTCATAATCGCTTTAAGCAGACGTGGGTCAACGTTCCATTGTTTTCCTGCATCGCTTAAAATAGAGTCATACTGCCCGCCTTGATTGTATGGAACATTATTATTCCCACCAACACTAGGGCGATTTATTGCCGACATGTCACTATTTAATTGTTCAGCCAGATCAACTGGACGGTATTTAGCGTCATATTGCTTTCTTGCCCCATCGGTCATAATACCGCCATAGTACGCCATGTTTCTGTCATACCATGAAAGATTATTGTTTAGGTCCTTATCCCCCAACATCCGACGAAGCTTAGTTGCATCACTGCTACTTGTGACACCAAGAGCGTGCATTTGGCTAATTGAATCACCGTTAGTGAATAGGTCAGTAACACCTTCTAACCCATCTTTAACTGATCCATCAGAGAGTAATGTCTTTAGCGCTTTATTTTTCGAACGCTGCCATAACCCATCCCATGAAGCACTGAGTTCGTTCATAGTACCGTTAATGTCACCGAGCTCTTTGTTAAGTTCAGGATCAATTGTTAGCCCAAACTCATCAGATTTAGCCAGTAGCGTTTTCATGCGCTCACCTTCACGCATTAACGCCAACATTTCTGGCGTCAGCCCGAGAGCATCGGCTACGGACTTTTGTTGCTCAGGCCGCAACGAAGGGAAGACACGAGCAATCTCCTGTAATGTTTTTAGTGTATCAACAGAACCATCATTATTTTTCTGTATCTGAACGCCGATCTGTGCGAGCGCACCAAGTACCTGCCCATTCGCTCCACTGGCGGCTTCTTTCAGCGTTTTCGCCATACCATCGATAGAAGCATTGGCACTTTCACTATCAGCGCCAAGGATGCGCATCGCTCCAGCAAGACGGGAATAATCGTCTACACGCATACCAGCATTCTTTGATGAAACGTCCAGGTTATACGCTTCTCTGGACGCTTCGCGAAAACCGTAGGCGACCTGTTTAAGCCCGTACCCTGCAGCACCAGCAATACCGAGTGAACCCAAATTACCAGATAGCTCCCCAACCATTTTCAAGGGAGGAACCATATCCCCGATAAGCTGCACGTTGTCCCTGGCCGTTTTAGACAGATTTTCAAAACGTGAAATGAAGCCATTCAGCCCATCAACTGTTTCCTGCCCACCTAACTGAAGCCCTTCTTTCGTTCTATCGAGTTTAGGTTCAAGCCCACGGATAGCTTCATTGATACGGTCAATAACATCACTGACCTGATCATTAGCCACCAGCTCAAAATCAAAGACATTACTCATCGTCTTCAGGTTTCCTGAGTTTGTTGATCCGGGATGCCTGGGCTATCCACCATTTCAATCGGGCGCGGGTCATTCCCCACGCCCGATCTTCTGTCCATCGAAAGTAAAACGTGACGTCAGCGGCTGCTTCTTGCCAGGCTGTTAGGGCTTCCAGGTCAAAAAACTGAGTAAATAATCCTCGCACTTGCGAAAATCAATGAAGTCCATTGGTGCCAGTACGCTTTCACGAGTATCGGTGACAAGGGAAATTAACAAACGCATCGCCGCGAGTGATGAGGTCGACGCCTGCTTTTCATAAAACTGTTCTGCCTGGCTGAGAGTCGGAGCTTTAAGTTCAAGCTCCGGATAGGTAATTTTTTTCGTCGTATCCTCAAGAGGTTTAATGAGAGGGATAATTTTTACACGTTCTAATTCAGCCATATCAGTTCTCCGTTACTTCCCGGCCTTCCCAACGAACATCAAACACTGCATCTTCGCTTTCCACTTCCTGAACGTTTACCGTCCAGAGCCCTTCACCAATAATCGTTTTACCATTTGCCAGTTCGGCAACGATGTTGACATTGGTTTGCTCGCCAAAACCCTGGACGTTAGTCCCGCCGCTATCACGTAAGCGGGCTGAAATGTAAGGTGCTACAGGCTTTTCTTTGTACCCATGAACGCCATCCATCCCAGATAAGGTAGTGCGGTTTACCTTAGACACCTGATATTTAAAGGAGCCTTCCACCATCACCGTCACACCGTTAACGGTGACGTACGCGGTCCCCGCCAGGCGGTTAGAAGTATCACCTGCCATCGTTTAAGCTCCTGTTGATTCAGCACGAGTGCGGAACTGGTTGAGTAACGCGAAAACACGTAGCTGGTTAATGAGAGTTCCCGGCCACAACACATCAACGCGGTTAGGGTTTTTGGCGTTCTGCTCAACAATAATGTTTTTAGCAAATGCCTCTTTGTCTTGTGCATACCCGTTCCACACCAGCTTTCCGTATTCGGCGATCTGATCAGCTTTGATAATGTTCGGGGTAACAATCGCAGCACCAGGAGCAAAGCGAGTACCATCAGCAGCCAGCTTCATCCGCCCAAACTTGCTGGTTACTGCTGTTCGAAGGTAACGAGTGACAAACATCAGGCTGAAAAGTGTTTCAACTTCCAGATAACTATCATCCGCATCGCCGTATGCATTTTTTTGATAAGTGGTGATCAGGTTTTCAATACGAACCATACCGTCATCATCAACCGTGAAAGTAGAAATGCCGCTGTACAGCAGATTGTTACGCTCTGTCAGTTCAAAACGGTCCTGAAGTGCTGGAGCCAGCACACCCAAAATAGCCAGGGATTGAACAGGACGCCCCGGATCATTACGCAAGCTGACAGCCGCAGCGCCTGTATATCCGGAAGACCATAACCAGGTTGGTGATGGTGATTTGTTCACGCCCATCAGGGTTTCGTGCTGGTTGTTACGCACCTCTCCTTTTGTGCCTAATTGAGCATAGGTCCCGGCGGTAGTACCGAAAGAATGCCCATAGAGTTGTTTATCCCATGCCCAGCGACCACTGATATCGGATAAGAAGGCTTTCATCGCATCCAGAGAACTGGTGTCATCATATGGGTTCACGATGAAGTCAAAAGTACGGTCCTGAAGGTTTGCCAGCGCCCCGGTAAGATCGGGGGCTCCTGCGCCGTCGTGCATAGCAGTAATGGTCAGTTCCAGACCTGCTGGTGTGCGTTCATCACCGGGAAGACCGAGATAATTCAGGCGAATATCAATACCATTGCCAACCAGACCGTGGTTTTTAGCCGTCAGTGTGATGGTGTCAGTTGCCGCGCTGGCTGTCACCGGGAGGATATTTTTAGTATTAATTGCAGCGGCCAGAGCCGTAGCAATTGAAGCAACAGTGTCCGTTGCCACAACGGTAAGCTGAATCCGCTCACCAGCGATGTACAGTGAAATAACACCGGTTGCCGTTGGTGCGCTGGTGACCTTAATCGAACCCGTTGCAACAGTCATCGAGTCAGGGTCTTCTTCCAGTGGCAAAATCCAGACTTCCGCTGCTGTATCGTTTTTCTGATACGCCGTCATCATGGCGTGAAGGATACTGCCTTTCCCGGCAAGCTCACCGACTGTATCAGGAGAGGAAACGCGTTCAGGAATACCAGCTGTTGCTGAGCCTGAAGCCAGCATCCCACCGATAAGTAGGGTACGCTGCGTTGCTGTGGCGTTATTCGCCATTGAGTTATCAAACTCAACGAAAAATAGCCCGACCCGCAGATTATCGGGAACACGAGCGAATGGAACAGTCATTCAGTATCTCCCTCATTTTTTTGTGAATCGCCTTTTGCAGCGGCTTTCGGCTTCGCCACAACCACATCACCATCACTCAGGCGGCGACGCCAGAAGGTATTATCCGGGACTTCTGCGCCCTCTTTCGGCAAAGAGGTGCCCTTAACGGGGCAGCGAACGCTGAGCCCATTATTCGGTTTTACAACCATGATTTACTCCTGAAGGTTGATACTAATCCCAGGTTGCGGGGTGCCATCTGGCATTACGATCATGATATCCATACCCTCCAGGGGAACCGTTTCAACCGGGTAGAAATCTTCCGGCCCCTGGTAATGTTCGATATCAATTTCATACAGCAGCTGGCCCATATGAGCCTCGCCGTCTGCATCAACATTGATCGTTGAGCGAACTTCGGCGTACTTTTGTATTTTCCGGGTCAGTTCATAACTGTTGATGACTGCTCGCTCTACCTGCTCACGCAAGTCTTCCAGCGCCACTTCTGCGCGCATCGCCCCATCATCATCCGTTTCACCGTCATACTCCTGCACCCGACCAGTGATACGGACAGTTGTCACGGTAGTGAAGGACGGCGTATTTCGCCCCATCGCCTTTTTATGGTCGAAAGGGGTCTGGATGAGTAAGGCGGGATATTCCACCGGAGATGTAGGCCAGTCACGCGGAGAAAAGACACGAGCAGCCGCGTCAGTGGTATTTGTCAGCGCCAGCACCACCATCTTTCGAATGTCTGAAGCATTCATCGTTGTTTCGCTACGTTAAGTACAAGTTTTGAACCGCCATGGCTATCTGGTTCAACGTTCATCACGACGAACAACTGATTCACAGGCTTTCCGCCAACGTTTTTAATAAACACACGGTCGGATACAGCAGGGAGCGCTCTGCCTAAGTTAGTGAACTCAGCATCGCGCACACCTAGAACCGGGCTCGTTGTATTTATGGCTGAATCACCGTCAAGATTTTCAGTCACGACGGAATAGCCGCGATCGAAAATACCGTTAATCAGAAAAGAGGTACCGTCTTTAGGACGGTACTCATGCTCATCGCCGAAAATGCCATGTAACGGGCTTAAGAGATGTAAATCCCAGTCCACGCCCATCAGCTTACTCCGTTGTGATTTTCACACCACGCGCAGCAGATAATGCACGCTGCCGCAGAACCTGAACATCGGCAATCACACCAGCGGCCAGCAGACGCTCAGCATCCTTACCGGAAACCGGAATGCGGGAGTTTTCCCGGTAAACCTCACCGTCATGGCGAATGCAATTCCCTTTCAACACCACAAAATAGGGTTCCTCTGCTTCCTGAATATCTTCTTCAGCGACATCCTCATCCTCTGATGGGGCACCTTGTTTATCGTCAAGCGGCTGGGACTCCTGAACGTTGCCGCCGGCATTCAGCTCGTCAACATTCAGACCATCAGCGGCAGTCCCTTCCGCATTCAGATCATCGCCCGGTGTAGTTTTGGTTGTTTTAGCCATATCAGACCACCGTCGCACAGAGGGATGCGTTAACCCGGCTCGGAATAACCAGCGGGGAGGATTGCATCAGGATAAGACGCTGGGCAGGATCTTCTTTCACCCAGGATTTTGGCGCATAGGCCAGAGGACCGTAATTAAATGCCGGGTCGAGGATGACGCCAAAGGCACGGGTACCCATCAGGTCAGCGCCAGACATAATAACAGCGCCGTCGGGGATCATCGGCTTCTCGACATTATCGAGCGGGTCAATAAACCAGTCGTTATATAACCATAGGTCAAAGTTACCCCAGCGCCCTTTATAGATAGCGCCCTTCATCACCTGTGGGCCAGCGTTAATCTGGTTACCAAACGGGCTCAGCGCCGGGAACGTGATGGCATTATCCTTGATGGTGGTATCCAGCCGGAATGCGCGCCATGACTTATTCGTGAAGACCAGATCAGTGGCGACAGAGCCGGACTCTTTCAGGAAAGTCGTCTGCCAGATTTCAACGTCATCTGATGGCTGGGTATTGGTAGCGCCAGCAGCAACAGTCAGTGGCCATTTATCCGAGCCGCTAAGAGTGATGGTCAGGTCAGAAGCACGCCCAAAATCCACCACTTTAGTTTCATAGCCTTCCCCGGTAACGGTAACTGTGCCCGACACCAGTGCGCTGGCTGCCATCCATTCCAGACGACGATTGATCATGTCGATCTGGTCAGTCATTTCAAACTGCAGATTCAGCATTTCTCTCTCGGCAGCGGTGTATTCCCCGCCAATTTTCTCACCAATCTGACGGCGGATGGGTTTACGCAGGTCCGGTGCCCGCTTGTCTTTGATGTAAGCGGGTTTAAAGGTGTTGGTCTGGTATTTACGGGATTCGACCAGCTTACCTTCCACCAGCGGGGAAACGAACGGGGCCATACGACGCAGGCCGACATCAACATCAATTGCCACCTCTTCAGTCTCATAAGTCACGACATTAGGGAAGAAGCGATCAAGCAGCCAGTTCTGACTGGTTTTCAGGTTAGGAACGACCTGTACCAGCACACTGGTATCAAAAATATTTTCCATAATCAGTCTCTTGATGGTGCCGGGCAAACCCGGCAGGAATTTGGAATGAGCGAGCCCCTGCCGGTTAAAGCAAAAAGCAGAGAAATTGTTTAAGGGGATTTAAATCAGGAAACCGGAGCCTGGTTACTGTCTTTCAGGAAAATGGCCAGCAGCCTTAGTGCAGCTTTCATCTCTACAATCGTCCAGGATGCGTCAATAGTGACGCGGTTCTGGTTAAACTCTCCCATCAGATACAGGCCACCAGTCTGATCAGAAGACGATGCGTCAACATCATCAACCAGAATAGCCACAGGTGCCTGGCTGCCATCTTCAGCAGTTTTCACACATTGGGTGTATTTTCCGCTGGCAGACACCAGTCCCAGCACCGTGCCACGCTTAAAAGCGCCGCCGGTAATGATCCCGCTGTCAGTAACCAGCTGGAGCGTACCTGCAACCAGTTGATCTGGTACAAACAGCGAACTCTTCATACCCGGTTCAAACGGGTTCTGACCAAATTGATCCATTACTTCTCTCCTGTCGTAGAGTTATAGAGACTGGTCATTTTATCCACCAGCGCAGATTTGTTCCGGGTAGGTCGGTTACCATCTGGCCTCAGCCGAACCTGGTTATCCTGCATTCTCTGATCAAGCGAACGTTTATGGGTCGCCTGTGGCTGTTGTGCCGGGGCTGAAGAGGCCAGGACACTGATTGCAGCCGCCGAACTCATACCGGTATTAAATGCCAGCGACGCGGCCAGTGAAGGATTCGCCGCGGCGTGCTTACTGCCGAAGATACGGGCACAACGTTTACGCTCGGCGGCGCGGGCATTTTTAACCGCTTTGCTTTCTTTTCGGTTGTCGTCGCCGTCGCTGTCGTCTTCAGAATCATCGTCTTCTGATGCTTCCTGATCATCACCGTCATCTTCAGCATCGTCGTCGCGTTCGTCTTCTTCCGCGTCGTCATCACGCTCATCGTCGTCTTCAGCATCTTCGTCGCGCTCGTCTTCTTCTGCCTTACGAGCCTTCGCTTTTTTGGCTTTTTTGTCTTCATCCTCTTCAGATGCTGACTTGCCAAACCCAATCAGGTGAGCAAAATTAAAAGTTTTCTTCGTCATCTCAAGATCCTGTTACTTGAAGTAAATGTCTGAACGCAGCATCAGGAGTGCAAACCTCATCTGCTAGTCCAATTTCTACGCCATCAGCCGCCATATAACAGGCCGCCTGGGTATTTTTGATAACCTTTGCACTCATCCCCCGGTTACGGGCGACCGTGTTTACAAACAATTCCCCCATGGCGTTAATATCGTGCTGGATAGCTTCCAGAGCTTCAGCAGACAGCTCCCGATAGGGTGAACCTTCCGCCTTCCGGCTACCGAAAGTAATGATCGTGACCTTCAGACCGTCCTCTTTAATACGTTGGGTCCAGTCAAGATGCATCGTAATGACACCCACAGAGCCGACACCACCGGTACGAGGAACAGAAATTCGGTCTGCTGCGCTGGCGATGGCATAGGCCGCCGAGTAAGCGTTCTCGGTGAGGATGGCATGAATCGGCTTTTCTCCCCTGGCATTGTAGATTTCGTCCACCAGGTCAAAACACCCAGCGACTTCACCACCAGGTGAATCAATATCAAGACAGATACCATCCACCTCGGGGTCTGCCAGCGCGGTTAGAAATGCCTGGCGAATTCCGTCATAACCCGTCATGCCGCTGTATGGGCGCAAACAGCCTAATTTCTGCACCAACGTTCCGGTGATTTGGATAACGGCCACACCAGCTACGTTGTCATAACCAGGGTCACGTTTGGTTTCCCGGCCCCGGTTATCGTCATATCCGTAACTGTCCTCGTCGTTCATTGCCATGGATGATTCAACCCGAGAGATTCCGAAGCGGTCCATAACAGCGGCCATAATGACTTCGGCTTTATTCGGGTGTAAGGCCAGCGGGGTATTAAATAGCCGCTGAGCCAAATGAGGTAGATTCACTTTTCCTCCGGATCGGTAATTGTCTGACTAGCAAACTGGTCAGCCTGTGCCCAGCTAGGCAATGGAAGCCCACGTTTAAGGCAGGATTCAATTTCCCTCTGACGCTGATCGAGAACCTCCTCCCAATCTTCACCAACGTTTTCACCCACTTCAATTTCCAGAGTTGAAAGGCCAGCATCCAGACCAAGGATTGCACCTTTTTTCTCTGCCACAGGATCAACCCAGCCTCTCCCCGGCCCCATCCAGCGAGCACGTGAATATGCTGCTCTGGCATCAACGAAATCCGGTGCGCCTGCAGGCAGAGGTAAATCCTCATTGTCGTGAACTTCTTCAACAAAGGCGGTGAGAATAGGTTGAGCAAAACCTGTCGAGAAATCATCCCGGCGGCGGGTTAGTGTTTTCCAGGCTTCAAGCAACGATGAACGAGCAGAACTGTAGTTAACATCGGACCAATCCTGCGTCACCTGCTGCGGAGATAGCCCAGTACCAGATGAAAAATTGCGGAGAACCGCCGATTCAAATACTTCAAAGTTGCTGTAAGGCCGGGCCGCGTTCACTGTAGTGATTTTTTCACCAGGATAAAGAATGGGCATTCGAGCACCATTCTGAAGCGTCAGCCGACGGTCATTGTGAAACTCGACTCGTCCATCCTGATATGCGCCAATTTCAGACTCGTCATAGTTTTCGCCTAGAGCAGACTGAACCATCGCAGGGTCATATGGCGACTCAATATAAGCTGCAAAAATTGCGTTAAGAATCGCCGCTTCCAATTCACTCTGGTCATATTTGACCAGCATTTTCAGACGCTGGATCACTGGGGTCAAAATGCCATTACCGCGATGCTGAGCACCACGCTCATGGTCAAAATCATGAACTACATGCGGTCTCCCCCATGCAGTTTCGCGCGGGATGCGCTGCCAAGTCATCGTTTTAGCACCGCTCCACCAGTCCCCCATATGGGCTTCCCTGATGTGATATGCCACTGGCGCACCGTCATTATCAATTTCAACACCACCGCGAACATTCGGCATATCAAAATTCTGCTGAGGATTACTAAGGCGGTCAGGGTCAACGATCTGAACCGTGGTGGCATAACGACCTCTGCCACGACCAAGTCGATCGGTTCGATATTGGAGAATAGCCAGAGCATCGCCGTCGATAAGCTTGTGACGAAAGCCCAACCTCAGCATCTGTGATACAGTCAACTTCCGTTCTACGTCGCAATACCGCCCAGTGTCGTTACTCCATGTTCGCCAGTGTCCATCCAGTGCTTTCCCATACTCTTCCGCCCAGGATGAATCAAACGCTTTGTTTCCCGTAATCATTCTGAGAACCCGATAATCAGGCTTCATAATGGGTCGGAAATTTGCGCCGACGGCGTTGTCCAACAACCGGGTTACAGCACCGTTTGCCCAACCATCATTACGAACTAAATCGCGAGCGCGAGAAACAATGCGATCCCGGTAAATGTTGATTTCGTTATCTGGAGACCACAGAGCAGGTTGCCAATTTGCCAACTGGTCACTGAATGAATCAGCCGCGTCATAAGGTACGCGGCTTCCGCCCACCAGCATTGATGGTCTACTTGGGCGCATAGGTTGCCCATCTGGGCCCAATATCTGTACTTTATTCATCAGAATCTAAACCTCGCTGGCTTGCGGGGACGCGAGATAATCCCCAATTGCGCCTGCAGGAGCTGGATCAGAGCCAGCAAGTCTGCCAGCGAACTTTGCTGGTAGGATACGGATCGTGTTCCGTCCCCCTGAGAATAGGAAAACGAAACACCGTGGCTTCCGGTTGCTAAGTCAATGTAAGCCTGCTGAGCTTTCGCAAGCGCATCTCTGAGCTGAGCATCAGTCATCGCGCCAGCCAGCAGACTGGTGTTCCGGTTAAACATGATTTTCCTTATTTCGGCAGAAGTTGTGACATTCGCTTACGCTTAACCGGTGCAGCTTCTTCAATGACAACGCCGGGTAACTCGTAGCTGATCTGTTCTTCCTGCTTAGTGGGAGCTGGCAGGAATTTATCTGGGTTAGCTTCCAGATTTGCTGCCCGAACGTTCAGCTTCAGTCCCATATGCATAAGCCCACAGAGCGCGGCGTAACCATAAACACGGCAATCCAAAGCTTCGTTAGCCCTACCAGGAATAGCTTCCCAAACGCTGAAACGCTGCCCTGCAACCACCTTGTATACGAGCCGCTCAGCAAGTAGTTGGTTGAAGTAACCAATATCCCGATCCTCCGGGAAATGCATATATCCAGCTGCAGGCATACCAGGCGCTGGCGGTTCAAGGTGCAGTCGCCCACGAATTGCATCCTTCGCAGAGTTAACACCCAGAATGATTGGCCTGAATTGCGCTTTGCTTTTCGATGAAGGTCTTTTTGTCGGCCAGACTGGGTTTCGTTTCCCACCCTGTGCTGATTCGCCTTTGATGGCCCAGATACGACGCCCGAGCCGTTCTTTTGCAAACTCGTAAACTTTCTGAGTGTGGTGACCACCGGAGTCATGACAGGCCGCCATGATGGTTAGTCCCCGGCCATCAGCCCTACGCCATACTTGTTTGAGGTACGCATCAAGCCGCCGCCATGGTTCATCAGTTTCGAGATCGCCATAGATAACATCATGGGAAACGGACCAGGACTCTTCGTTTCTCCCCCAGCCAATTACTTCAATCTCAAAGCGATCGTCCTGGGTATCAATTCCAGCCGTCAGCAATGCAACGCCATCCGGAACTTTTGCTGGGAAAACCTCACGGCGAGATAGAAGAATATCTACCGGAAGCTGCTTACCGTGATTTGGCCTGTGAGGTAGCCCCATTTGGGTATTCCACCAGGCTTGCTCTTTGTCCGGGTCCCCTTTAGCTTTGATGTACTTCTCAGCGATATCAGATGGTTTATCTTTCTGCCAGGGGCTAAATAATTTTGATGCCTGGTATCCGGCGTGATGGTTATCAACGGCTTCACGCCCACAATCCGGGCACGTCGCACGATAGACAGCGTGGCGCTCAGACTCGGACCAGCTCCAAACTTTATCGACACTCCCCTCATCCACAATTCGCCAGGCCGCGTCATAATCCATCAATGGGGAATGACGATTACCGCAGCACTCAAACGGACGGGTCTGGTGCCATCGGATGGTCTGTAATGCTCTTAACCGTTCCCCCTCTGACCAACCAGCCCCACAACATTCACAGTACAGCATGGCTGACTTAGTCAGATGCTTATCCCCGTCTTTCGGCCATTGAACGTGCTTAAAGAAATCAGGGAATTGTCGATGGCCACAGTGCGGACAAACAACAGAGGCCCGGCGCTGGTCTGAATCTGCATAGCTATCCGCTATACGGCTTTCATCCTCAACCGTGGGAGAACAGGCTCTGACAGACAACCAGGTTAGGCCAAAAGTAGCGGTTCGTTCTTCCGCCAGGGCGATAGGATCACCTTCACGGGTAATCGGATATTTATCTACCTCATCCGCCAGAAGGACACGGATCGGACGACGCGCAAGGTTATCCGGGCTACCAGCACCAGCCAGTGCCAGAAAGCCGCCAGTAAACGATTTGTAGAGAATGGTTTCTTTAGAGCTCTTTTGCTTTGAATCACCAATAATTTTACGAAGTACTGGTGTCACCCTAACCAGTGGGGTGATGCGCTCTTTCGAGAACTGCTCAGCAGCTTCTTCTTTCGGCTGCAGCAGAAGCATCGGACACGGATCAAGATGAGCAAAATAACCAAACAGGTTTTCCAGCAGCGCGGTTTTCATCAACTGGGTACAGCACATAACCGTTATGACGTGAACGCCAGATTCTGTTGCCGCCAGCATTGGCCCACGGGCAATTTCAACCGTAGAGGTTTCCCAGTTACCGGAAGTACTGCCTGCCTCTTTCGCTAGTTTGCGGAAATCGTCCGCCCACTGAGCCACGCTAATTCTCGGTGGTGGAGTCCATCCTTTCCGGACACTAAGCCTAAGTCGCTCAATCTTCCGCTGGGTTAAATTCTGGCTCTCCGAGGACTGAGATATGTTTGTGGACATTTTCAATCAGCACCTCTGTCATCCTGTCCGCTGGCACATCCAGATCAGCAGCCATCAACGGTGCCACTCGGGAAGGCCAGTTCAGCCAGGCATCACGCTGTTGGCGAAAGGCGTTGAAAAGAACCTCCTCGGCGGCAACCAATTCAATTGTCTGGCCGCTGTCTTTTTCATACTGAAGCTTTGCCAGCAGAGCCATATAGTTTTCACGTACCCTTGCAGCCTCTTCCCTGCTCAGTGTTGCACCTTCGGTAAGAATAATTTGCTGGGCCGCTTTCTCAATTTCAGTACCACCGTCATTACTGGCGGCAGGTGTTTTCTTTTTTTTCGCGTTCGTGGCTCGCGGGTCTTTACCATCACGATTTTTCTTTAGCGCTGCATCACTGGCTTCAACATCAATCAGGTCACCATCCATCACGATGAAACGACCAGCTTTTATCCAGCGCCCGATGGTCTTACGGTCAACCCCCGAGTGTTGCGCGTACTGGCTCTGATTCATCGTTGTCATGGGACATCACCTGGGACATTTTTTGATTGGGACATTCGCCTGGGACATTTTTCAAATTTCCCACCTAAATGTCCCACTGGAATAAACAGGAATAATCAGCGCTGGCGCGGTATGCCAGATGATCCACCCATGGTGGGGCATGGGACACAAATTCAAATTTTGTAGCTAGGAAAACAACGCGGCGCGCAATGCCCGTGCCTTACAAAAGTCACAGGAAGGACCCAAAATTATCTGAGCAGCACTGCACCTTGACTTGCCTGTATTTTCACCACTTCAGGCTCGGTGGTATGCTGAAAGCTCTCACACCGCCAGCAAGGAAAAAACATGGCAAAATTCACAGTTAGAGTAGAACTTCGTAATTCAGAAGATGCTGACTATGAAGAACTACACAAATCAATGAAGCAAAGAGGATTTAATAGAACGATCACGACAGACTCAGGCAATACTTATTATCTTCCAAGCGCCGAGTACAACTATGAAAGCACCAATAAATCAAAAGAAGATGTTGGTAATCTTGCTGAATCCGTTGCTGAAAAAATTCGCCCTAATCCAATCGTGATGGTTACGAAGTCTGCCGGTCGATATTACATAAACCACGATAAGGTTTAGCCCTCGTGATCTCCGGACTCCAGAGCTTGCTTTGCAATCCATATGCGGGCCTCTGTGCCTGCATTTGGGGTTAATTCCTGAAGCCGCCTAACATCCTCAAGAAGCAGAGCGATAACATGCCTGAATTCTCGTTCATCCATTTCAACCACCTCATTTCATTTAGTATGCTATTTTGCCGTTCGAATTGCCTCAGCTATGGCGCTGCTTAGCGCACCCGGTAGCAGACCAGATGCCATTGCGCGTGAGCGGTCCATATAGCCCAGTACAGGAGTCACCGGTAGCGCATCACCAAACCGAATCAAAAGCTTTGGAGAGCGCTGTTTACGCTTCGGTCTTCGCGTCCCATTAGCGGAGCGCTTGGCTCGTCGCTTCTTAGCTTTCATCGGTTTCTTACGCTGCCAGACGGCGTTAACACCATCGACCTCGCCTACGAATACATTTTCCTTTGTTTTAAGCTGTGAGAGCTTATTGCGCGGCATGTTGCCGTATTTGTTCAGTTTGACGTTCTTGGGGTTCAAAAGAGCCTGGCTATTGAGCTTGTGCTCTCCACCAAACTCGAATGGTTCCAGATAGCCAGCCGCAGTATCACGGACAAAAACCTTTGCGGTCAGGTTGTTCTTTCTCGCAGCAACCGAACCAACTGATTTAACAGTAAACGGTGTAGGGCTCTCCAGATGACGTTCAAACGCTGTTTTCTGTGCCGTCTCTATCTGGCGTACAACTTTGGTCATAGCCTGAGCTGTCGCAAATGGAATTTGCTTTTGCATTTGATTCAACTGCTGAATAAGGTTCTTAAGAGCAGCCATAATTTCTTCCCCATGCAGAAACAAAAAACCGCCCGTAGGCGGTTATATTCAGCAGGTCGCATGTTATCTGTGAATGACAAACAGTGATTTGCATTGAGGGCAGAGCAACGGTAGTTCTTGCCGTACTTTTGTGGACGGGTGGTTCGAGTTATGGCCGCATATCGGGCAAGCCACTGTTGTTTTGGTCGCCGCTTCAACGCGTTTAAGTGCGTAATCGAAGAATGACATATTTTTAACCCCTCTAAGAATGAGGTCTATCATACCACGATTGATTATTTTTTAATCTAAAATAGCCACAACTTAGCACTTAATCACCGAGTTAATAAACTGCTATCGGTTGGTTGTTTGCAGTTCGCCTGCCACGATTTGTTATGCGCCAGGATGTCGCGCTTCGTCTGACGATCCATCACTTGGATGTCGTGCTCAGTGAGGCGAATCGCACTCACCCAGTCACAGCCGGTATCGATGACCTCAACCTTTGCGGGTCCAGTTTGAGCGCAGCTCACGATCAACATCGTCATCAGGCATATGGCTAACAGTCTGTTGTACATTGCTGGCCTCTCTGGTTGCTTCGACGCGACGTTCTGCGGCTGCTTTGGTGGCTGTGGCGTTATCATCGGTACGCTGTTTATCCGATTTGGCTTCAGCCTTTTCGCGACCACGCATGCTGCCCAGGCCAAAAGCGCCGAGCACCATAATGATTGCGAAGCCGATAGAAGCCAGAATAGCTTTCAGTTTCGTCATAGACTCACGCGCTCCCGTACCCAGCCATACACAAATGACTCGTTAGCCGGGCGCTGTTCTGCCAGTTCGAGATATCGTTGACCCTGGCTGCAGTTCAGTCCGCGGAGCAATACGGCTTCCCCTTCACTGCCGCGCTTCGCCAGGAAGGATTTCAACGCACTGATGCTTCGCGGGCCGATCTGGCCATCGGCGATCAGGTCAGGATAGAGCTGTTGCTGGTTGTTGAATACGTTCAGCCAACGCTGGAACCATTTCACCTGCACCGATGGCCCCATGTTTACGCCCGTGTCGCAGAGCTCAGCGGCGATGTCTGATGACACCTCAGAAACAAGGTCGAATCGCGGGCCTGTCCAGTAGTCAGCCGTCAGAATATTCAGCGCCTGCTGGCGGGTGAGGTCGCGCATATTGCCTACATACCCATGTGCCCGCGCCGTCGCTTGAGTGATACCCCAATTCGTTGGGCCGCCTTTATCGTCGGGATGGTTAACATAGCCGCCCTCTTTGCCAAGGATGGCATTGAAGATGTCGTCTTTAGTCATTAGTGCCTCAGATGATCAACAAGGCGCGCCACGTTGCCTCTGACGGCTACCAGCACGGACAGGAAAATAATGTTGGCCCCGATAGTGGCCCACGATGAGTAAGGGTAGATACCGCACAAATACGCCAACGGAACGGCGCTGTAGATGACCGTAAGCAGCCACGCCAAGCGAGATATCCACGGTCGATGTCGCGAGTCGCCGCGACGGTAAAACATCAGGGTTAACACTACCCCAGCACAAAGCAATGCATTAAAAGTTGCCGATGGGTCATTTAGTACCACCTGAACCTCCCCGGCGCGTTATCAGCGCCACCAGCGAGCCGACATCCTGGTTGTTCAGGAACGTCAGGATTTTGACAGCTAAAGCCGAAACGATTACGGCACCGATGGCATCCAGAGGCTTATCACTGTAACCAGTCCAGTCAGCCAGCTTTGAACCAACCAGCCCTGAGCAGATGATCCCGGCGATGTAGGACACGACAAAATATGCCAGCCGACGTGCTGCGCTAAGGTCCGCAGCCGTTGCAATGTAAAATACAGCTCCGGCAAATGCGCCAAACACCACGCCGTAATCGGTTCCGGACAGAAATCCATAGACGCTGGCTCCCGTCAGGACACCACCAGCCAGCCCAGTACCGGAAATCGGATCGGACATTTAGCCCCCTCTTTATTGCTGTGAGTCCTCTCAGAAATGAGGGGAGTTTAAAAATGTTGCCATCAGCCAGCCCTAGATATGACAAAACCCCGCAGAGGCGAGGTTTTTAATGTTGTTAAGTTCGTGACTAAATGACCATCCTTATCACAATACATCATGTATTGCGGACCGCGTGATTGTTTTTTTTCTTAAAAGTCTGTAGAGTAATCTCAATAGTTCCTCCTTGTTTTGCATTCGAATAATTTCGAGGGGTAATAATATGCGCGCAATGATTCACATTAAGAATTGTGGTGACATAATTATTCGTGATAATGCCTCATACTTAGACGCTCCGTTCCTCATCGCAAATAATGTAAAAAGCCTAACCTTAGACAGGAATACGACAAATAGTATTGAAACACCTTATATAATTGAAGATTGTGGCTCTATTCGAGCTCATGGAAATATCGATCAATTTAATAGCAATAGCATGCAGAGCATGAAAAAAAGCCCTCAAAACTTTAGATATTCACGATGCTACTTATTTATAGCGAGCGTATTGCATGGACAAATCCAATAGACCAATGTTTATCATAAAAAATACAAAAAAAATACATCTTAATGAGAATGAAACATCTTCAAGCACGCTTGCTGATATTGATGGAGCCGATGAGGTTACCGCTGATAAAAACAAGGCAGGAGCACCAACTAATAATTTAACAAGTAATAAAGAAAAGTTAATTTCAATGCAGCGCAAGATTTTTAATTTTATTTTAGATAACATAAAAACAATTACAATTGGAGTTGTTATAGCTGCATTATCAGCGCTATTAGGATTTAAATAAAATAAAGATGGAGACATTGATTAACAACTAACATCATTGTCTCCATCAATAATAATTAATCCATATCGAGACGAACATCAAGCATTGAGAGGCAACCATCAATAAAGCCTTCTGCCATCTGTATCTCAATGCGTATCAGTTTCTCATCCTTCTTTCGCGCTTTGGCTATCTTCCGCTTCGAGATACCGTACAGATAATGAGCGACAAGAAGCGAGTGCTCATATGGCTTTCGGCTTTTCAGTCGAGACAGACAACCTTCAATGATAAGTGCATCATCATCAGTACATGACAATCTGGTTTTGCTTGTCTGCGGTAAAAGTCCCTTGAAACCTGCCGCGATCGGGGAGTAATCCACACCAGAATTATCGCTTGATGCCCAACCGCCCCATCGTTCTAAAACCATCTGAATATCGCGCATGTTATCTCCACTGTTCATGCAAGCACGCCGATTGCCAGCGCACGATCTATAACCCGAAAAACCAACACCAATTGGTCATCGTATTTCGCTTCAAATGCCACGGGGTCAGCATGCAACTCGTTGTGATGTGCTCTGCACAGCGGTATCACAAACAAGTCGTGTGCTTTTGTACCCATTCCCCCCTGCCCGTGGCCAATAAGGTGGTGGGGGTCGTCTGCAGGTTTATTGCAACATACGCAGGGTTGTGTTTTAACCCAGCGGGTGTACGTCTCATTTACCCAGCGGCGACGTTTTGGCCTGAGCATGAAAGACTCCGGAGACTCCGGATCGACGGTTAACGTCAGTATTGGCTTTTGGGTTTCCACATCCAGGCTGTCTGACCGCCGAGCTGGTAACGTTTCAATCGGCCTGACTTTTTTCTGCATAATGCTGGTGGCCGGCGGCATAGGTACGATGTCACTTTCCCGGTAAACAGATAATAATGGTTCGTCTGGCAACCGTAGTGCCCGTTGCGCCATTCCTTCGGTGACAGCATCAGCGACACCAGACTGAACCGCCCACCAGCAAAGCTCGGCTAAAGAGAGGGAGCGCTCTTTGTTGTAGCCAAGCCCAACCAGTACGGTATCAACAATCCATTTGGCAACATTGCTCAGTGCAAGCGCCTGCAATCTTTCCGTTGACTGCCCGCGCAATTTGTTATCGCAGTGCCAGCACACCACTAACGCGCCAGGAGGATGCCATAGTGTTGTTAGCTCGGCATGATGGTAGTCAGAAACAGGGTACTGACACTTTTTAATGCGCTGACGAAGCCAGAACTCAAGCCCGGACATACCACCAGCAGCAGTAATTACCCGTTCATCGGTGAAGAAAGTGTGAAGGCTGGCATCCTCCAGTAGCGGTTGCTGTGCATCGGGGATCCGACCAGACGGAAGCCGGGCCATGTTTTCTGGCTCACGCTCAACGAGCACGCGACCTGATGCAAACAGGTGCATTAACTCCCGTCCAGGCTTGAACAGCACCACACCGAGACGTGGGACCAGTTCGGGTGTAAGTAGGGCTCTCATCTTTTCCCCACCCCATCAATGAACTGTTTCAAGCAGCGTTAGCAGTTCTGAGAATTTTGATTCAAAGAAGTGAGGCTGTGTTTCCCGAGGGTTGGCAGGGCTGGTAATGTTTTTTCCATACATGCAGCCCTTGGCTGTCATAGACCAGAACTTTTTCACTCCATTAGCACCCGTTCTGCTTCGGCGCTCTTTCTGTTCAACAACGCCAAGTTTTGCCAACTGCTGATAAGCCTGATTTGCAGTAATTCTGACATTGTTAGCTTTCAATAAAGCGCTGAGAGACTGTGTTGGACGGCTGGATCCATCGAGAGCACCTGCCGGCGCATCAATGGCATATGAAGGCATCAGATCCGGCAATCCCGCTACCTGCTGCAGCTTCTGATAGGCGCCAAGCTTTGACGAATTTGAAAGGTTTAACATGCGCGAGGCTGATTCGAGCAAAATAACACCAGCCTGAATACGATCAGCAGTAATAGCTGATGGCGCTACTGCGTGAAGGGTATCGAACGTACGGATCACTTTAAGATTAAATGCCGCGCTTATCCACATTGCATAAGCATATACAAGTTCGCGGCACACATATGTACCCTGCTCTTTACCACCTCGCACAACGCTAACTGGTTCAGGTGCATCCGAGTTGCAAATTAGCAACTCGCCGATTAACTGTTCAGTTTGTTCATTACGGAGCCAGAAAGCAGGCTTATGTTTGTCGAGTGCGCCAGCTGCACGATGAAGATCATTAAGACAGTAACGCCCCAATAGATCACGACGTACTGAAACGCCATCAATAACAAACAATGAGTGATTTTTGGGCGTAGCAGTGCCCATAACATGATGATTGCTCATATTCTCTCCATACTCTGATTGTTGCGACGGGCCTGCACGCCCGTTTCGCTTGCACTTTCCGACATTACTGCCATAACGACCAATATTCAACCCACAGCTGGACATATAACCACCTCTTTTTTATATGGCGTTATGGTTATCTCAACTTTTCCCTTCGGTACTATTGGTCCCCATTCCACCAGCATGCGCTTAATCTGGCTGTCGTCTTCCCAGACACCCGCATGCGTCAGCGCGTCAAACAGGGCTTTGTTGTAATTATCGATATCCCGACGGCGCGCATCCGGCGGGTACAGAGTGATTTCTACCGCTGCCAGTTCAGTTGATGGCTTCGGGAGACGTCGTAATTGCTCAATGATCGCCACGCAGGCAGCGCTCTGGTATTTACGGCCATCAGCGCTAATGAGGTGACGACCGGCCAGCGGCCCCTTGTTAGGGGCGCGCCAGTAAGTGTTCACGCTCGGAGGAAAAGGTAGGATCAGTTTCACGCGGCCTCTCCCCGCATATTGCGAACAAGTTCAGAAGCTGCAGTAATGATTTCGCTGGTTGGCATACGCTCAAGCCACAGCTGGTTAATGTTCGCTTTCAGCTTGTTCTGCTGCGATGCGTCCAGAGAATCCGCCCCCTCAACCTGGTTGAACACCAGACCAACCTCAAGCGGCCAGATACGCGAATCCACATAAGGTAATACTGCTGGCGCTACAATGGGTTCTTCTTGCTCTGGCACCGTGGTGGCTGGTGGCTGAACCTTTCCCGCGGCAAATTCGACCAGTGACATAAACGCCTTCCCTTTTTCCTCCAGATCGGTACGGCTGATGTAGCTGAAACGCTCGCCGCGCCAGGTCTTGTCGAACAAAGCGATTGCACCAGCAAAGAAAGCACCTGTGGGTTTCTGCTTATCGTCGGCAGGAACAAACCACACAGGGAGATCGAAGCCAATACGACCGCGAATAAACATGATGTGATCGGCGTCTTCCGGCCACCATGTTTCACTTGTCGCCGCTTTAATGAGGAACACGTAACGCCCACCCTTTTCACGCATCTCCATTGTGTGATCCATGATGTGGGTCATGCCGGTGATCGCCTGCGTCTCGTGGTACTGAGAGCGGCTATAGGGTGGATTACCGAATGCGGCCCCGCCGATTGACTCCAGCATTTCCGCCCAATCCTGCACCAGCGCGTTATCTTCGGCGGTGTACCAGACCGGGCACTTCGCGTTATCGTCGTCAGCAAACAGATCCAGCGTCAGGGGGCCGAACATCGCATTGATGCCCCAAAAAAGCAGATCTGGTGTTCGCCACTGATCGCCAACTTCTTTCAATTCGTGAGCTGGTTTGCTACGCAGTGCCGCCAGCGTCTGGCAATATTTATTGGTCATCATGAACGGAACCCCGAATTTTCTGGCAGTGAGTAATCAACACTCTGGAAGTTTGCGCGGCTGGCTGAGTTAGTCTCCCATTTGCCGTTAACGCGTTCAGGCCGGCCAGCACTGGACCATTTGGTCGCGCTTTGCAGGTAACCAGGGAAGTTTTTTGGAATGAACAGAGTTGCCGGGCGGAGGTATTGCGCCTGCTCGCTATCACGCCAATCGGCATTTTTGTAATCCACTACCAGGCACAGGTCATCAACCGTGAATTGTTCCCGAAGACGGGCGCGAATATTCTCCAGCGACGTGCTGCATACCTGGTAGCGTGAGCCAGTAGTCTGGTTCAGGTAAGACAAAACCTGTCTGGCCTGATCAGTAATCACAACCTCAGGGTCTGGTTGCGCCGCAACCGGACAAAAGGGTTTTGAAGTTACTTGTGGATCTTGTTTTGATTTTACTGACGGATCCCCACCAGATTCTGACGGGTCAAAACCGCTGTTTTTGCCAGATTTCGACGGGTCAGTTTTTGAGGCGTCAAATTTTGATGCGTCAGATTTTGACGTGTCAGAATCTGACAGTTGAGAAAATGCGGAAGTCTGAAGTTTCGCCACATTCAGGCGGTACACGTTAGAAGCATTACGGTTACCATTACGGCGCTGTGTACGCGTGAGCCAGCCATCTTTTTCAAGCTTTGCGATTGCCGTTCTGATAGTGCTCGGGCCCGCGCCAAGCTGGCGAGCGATAGTTTCAATTGACGGCCAGCACACACCTTCATCGCTGCTGAAGTCAGCAAGGCGAGCCATGATCGCAACACTAGACAACTTCATGCCCGACGCTGCGCAACCATCCCATACGTAGCCGGTTAATTTAGTGCTCATGATCGTCCGTTATCTCCCTGAACTTTTGCCTGAAATGCTCAAGTGGGCTGAAGCATTCGTGTGGATAGCCATCTCGCAGGTAGATAACGCGCTGTGTTTCTGGCTCCCAGCGGATAACACGGACTGGCACTCCGCGGTGATCTTTGAACCTTCGGTTAAGTTCGCGCACAGGCGTTTTGCCCTCCGATAGTAGACCCCCACAATTACGGCAGCCTGGCTGTGGTTACATGACACCCAGCGATTTGATACTTTGCATTCATACCGAAACAGCGGAAGACCCGGCACCGGGATCATTCGTAGTTGCGGTAAGTGAGGATTTACGATTAAATTGCTCATGCGGATTATTTCTCCATACTCGAAGAGTTGTTCGCCAAGGCGCCCGGAGCTGCACACTCGCGGGCGTCACTCTTTTCTGGAAGGCAATAGACTCGTGAAATCAGGTTCAGAAACGTCATAAGCGTTACCCGGAACTGGTAGGCGATTTCGTTCAAACTGTCCCACTCCCCTTTATCAACCACACCATCATCGATGTATCGACGGTATGCGTTGACCAGATCCCCGAGCCTGCCCACCAGCTCAGCCAGCTTTAAGCCAATCTCTTCGTTCTCTGTTTCTGGTGCCGCGCCCGGGATATGGATCCCGTTATCGGTTTGACGAGAAAACGCATCAGCTATGTAGCTAACACCAGCAGCTTTCTGTAGCACCATCGCCCACCCCATAGGGAAGATCTGATCCCCATCCACACGAAGGCGGTTAAACAGCGCATTCTCTGTTACCCCCAACCACTCCGCCGCCTCGGCATAGCCTCCAGGCAGGTCGGTAATCGTCTTTTTAATCGCTACCACCAGCCAGGCGGGCTGACGTTCTACTTTCCAAATAGGTTCGTTACCCACGGTTAACCCCTTAATTCTGTGGTTTTAATCACGCAGCCGAATGGCTACGCTTTCCATAAAGTGATTGGTCAACTTTCAAATCACCTTTCGTCAGCGCTTGGATCTCAAATGCTCGTCCCTTTGGAATAATTTCATCCCAGCCCGACACGGACGCATGAGAGATATTCAACGCCTTAGCGGTTTTCCCTACGCCACCGAAGTAAGAAATAACGTCATTCTTTTTCATTTTTCCCTCTGGAGTTAAGTAATGCAGTGCACTGATAGTAGGATATCTTACATTAAATGGTCAAGCACTCCTACATCAGATAATGGTAGGATTGCCTACATGAAAATGAATGATCGAATCCGAAGCAGACGAAAAGAGCTGAAGATGACGCAATCCGTCCTGGCAAAGCTTGTCGGGGTTAATCGCGTCACCATCACCGGTTGGGAATCCGGTGACTACAAACCGGGTGGTGAAAACCTCCAGGCGCTTGCGGCTGCATTAGAAAAGACGCCGCAGTGGTTACTGGATGGAAAGGATGATGGAAGTCAACAACCACCAACTATGGACCCAGAGCAAAGATTCGGAATTAGGTCAGTTCCCGTTCTCACATGGGTACAAGCCGGGGAATGGACGGCCAATAGCGGAACAATCACAGAGCGGGACATTCATGACTGGGTCTATACTTCGGCTGCCGTTTCTGAACGCGCATTTGCACTCATTGTTCGCGGCGACTCGATGACCAACCCTACAGGTGCACCAAGTATCCCCGAGGGCTCTATTGTCGTTGTAGAGCCTGATTTTGGTGATGCCAGTCAAGCTAATGGAAAAATTGTTATTGCGCAGCTTCTGGGAAGTGATGAAGCCACTATTAAAAAGTTCGTCATTGATGGGCCGCTGAAATACCTAGTACCTCTCAACCCCAATTACAGGATTTTAGAAGTCAATGGCAACTGCCGATTGGTAGGGTTAGTAAGACAAGTAATAATGGATTTATAAGAAAACCGGGAATGCCCGGTTTTTTTTCGCCCCTCAATGTAAGTTATCCAACATTTCCCCTTGACCTCGAATGGTAAGTTATCCTACATTATTCACATCAACAGCGAACAGGCAGGACGCCCATGAAGTAGCCGCCGGTGGCGTATGAATGACCGGATGATTCGCAGTTTATCTGATAGACCAAAGGGGGCGACAAGTGGGAACGGTTAGAAAACAGGAAGATATCTTGCTGATTAGCTCTGAAATACTGGGGGTTTTGAAGAGTGAACTCTCTGCACGTGGCATTGAGCCCACTCAAGAAAATTTAAGTTGGGTTTTATCGATTATCCAAAAATCACTTAAACCCAGCCTCAGCAAACTTTTTGTCGAGTAGCGCTTCGAACTTCTCGTAAAGCTTGCTTATGTCGTCCATCGGGTTTTCGGACGTGCTGTAATTTTTATCTGAAGTCATGGCCGCGGTCTGGTATGCGGTATGGGTCTGAACTGATAGCTGGAACAGATACAAAATTTTTTCTTCTTTGGTCATTTTTATTTCCTTCTTGGCTGTGTGAGAACACCAAGATACCACCGCGCCTGATGTGGTTAAAAGCAGGCCAAAGCAATAACAAGTAACTCCCTGTTCTGGCGGCCCGGCGCTTTCCCGTTTGTCCGGTAACCGCCAGCCTTTTTCAGGGAATAACAGCCGGTCACGGTAAGTATTTCGCAGAGTGCTTACCGGGACTGGAAGAGTTAGCACTTGGAGACGGTCCTGATAAATGTCCTGGACAGTGCCGGTACCAGCACCGACAACAGCGGCAGACGTTCAACTGTGTAAACGGAGAGATGCCAGCTCGCTCGACGGCAGTGGCGGCGGGAAGTAGACCGCTAACAGCTGGGAAAGACCAGCACACAACGATGAGAGCATTGACGAGCAAGGCATAAGTGCTGGTTCGATTCCAGACAGTCCCATTTAGTTGGGAGGGTTGGGCAGGGAAAAGGTTCGTTCGATTCGAACACCGGCAATGTTCTCTTCGTTGTGGTGAATTGCAGTCCATTGAGACAACCAGAAGATAAGCATCTGGCGCCACAACCTTATTGCTGTGTGTAGTCTTGGCGGTACCAGGGTCTTCAACCTTATACAAGGGGGACGAAGATAATGTTCTACCTCGTTACCGCCCTTTTTACGCAACAGAAAAGGGCATCACCGGGCGACGGGCTCATAACCCAATCCACCCGGGTAAAAAGAAAGCGGTCTCTCAAGCCGCCAACCAATGCAGGTGCCCTTCTCTGTTGTGTATGGAGAAACTAACTTTTTAGCGTCTGTGCAGATGCGCTGAGGAACCGAGAATGAATAATCCGTTTTTCAAAAATATGTTGGTGTACCGCCTTAGTCGCGATTTCACCATCAACCAGGAAGAGCTGGAACAGCAGCTTGAACTATTTCGCTTCACTCCATGCGGTAGCCAGGATATGGCAAAAACCGGTTGGGTATCACCACTGGGTCAGCGGTCAGATTGCTTGCATCACACTGTCAATAATCAAGTGTTGTTGGTTATTCGCCGGGAAGAAAAAATACTGCCATCTCCTGTCATTGCTGAAGAACTACGCCAGCGTGTGGCGCGTCTGGAATCCGATCAGGGGCGTCGCCTCAAAAAAACTGAGAAAGATTCGCTGCGTGATGAAGTGTTGCACTCCCTGCTTCCTCGGGCGTTCTCCAAAAACTCGACTGTTAGTTTGTGGATCAACATCACCGACGGTCTGATCATGGTTGATGCTGCCAGCGCCAAACGTGCCGAAGACTCACTGGCCCTGCTTCGTAAAACTCTCGGTTCTCTCCCGGTGGTACCGCTGACTATGGAAGCGCCGATCGAACTAACTATGACCGACTGGGTTCGTTCTGGTAGTGCGCCTGCTGGCTTTGGCCTGGGTGATGAAGCCGAACTGAAAGCCATTCTTGAAAATGGCGGTATCGGACGCTTTAAAAAACAGGCTCTGGTCAGCGACGAAATTCATGTGCATCTGGAAGCTGGCAAAGTAGTTACAAAGCTGTCTATAGACTGGCAACAGCGCATTCAGTTCGTTCTTTGCGATGACGGCAGCATCAAGCGCCTTAAGTTCTCTGATGAGCTGACAGAACAAAACGACGATATCTACCGTGAGGATGCGGCTCAGCGGTTCGACGCTGACTTTGTTCTGATGACCGGCGAGCTTATCTCTCTCATTAACGGATTAACAACCTCTCTCGGCGGCGAAGCCAAGCGATAAACACCAGGTAACAATTACCCCCATAAGCATGGGTTGGGTTGCTGCACGCTAAATTCAGCAATTCATTAATTTAATGGCGCGGTGCAGCGCGCCAATATGGAGAAAACCATGAGCTACATTCAGACATTATCCGGCAAACATTTTAATTACCTCGATATCCAACAGGACGATATCGTGATCGAAGATATCGCTACCGCGTTGTCTCATATCTGCCGCTTTGCAGGGCATCTTCCTGAGTTTTACAGCGTCGGCCAACATAGCGTTTTAACCAGCCACCTCGTTCCGCAGGAGTTTGCATTAGAAGCCCTGCTTCATGATGCCGCCGAAGCCTACCTGCAGGATATACCCTCACCGCTTAAGCGCCTGTTACCTGATTACCAGGTGATCGAAGCTCGCGTAGACGCAGCTATTCGCCAGAAATTTGGCCTACCGACGGGGCAACACCCAACCGTGAAATATGCCGATCTGGTGATGCTTGCCAGCGAACGCCGCGATTTTGAGATTGACGAAGGTTCCGTGTGGCCTTGCCTCGAGGGAGTTGTCCCAACGGATCTATTCATCATCAACCCAGTTCGTCCAGGCCAGTCATATGGCATGTTCATTAATCGCTTCAACGAATTGATGGAGCAGCGCCAATGCGCCGCATGAAGGTAAAAGAACTCGTAGCGGAGGCTTTTGCCTCCGTTGCTGAATTGCCACCAAAGCATGCACTGCTTATGCGCGAAGTCGCCACCAGACTGGACGCTACGTTCGCAGCATTAAAAGAGTCTCTGGTGCAACTGGAACAGGAACGTAAAGGTAAAACGCCATGACCGTATTTGAATATCTCCAGGCTCATCCGAATACCACCAGCGGTGAAATCGCCAAAGGTATGAACAAAACGACGCCCGCGGTCGCTGGCGCATTATCGCAACTCTATGGCACCGGCCGGATCGTGAAGTCTGGTGTTCGCAAGGGCATTCCAACATACCGTGTTAACGATATGCCGTTTGGGTGCAGTAACAGCCTAACCATGATGTTTAACCAGTTATTGAGCAGAGTCAGAAAAGGAACAGTCCAATGACCGAACTTAACAAACAGGAGCGTGCAGCATGACAGTGCATACAATTAAGCAATGCCGTCCTGACCAGAAAGAAACCGATTATTTCTGGAAGTTGTTTCATGCGGCACAACGCAATGACGCTCGCTGGCACGGTAGTGAAAGCAGCATTATCGCTGATGAGCTATCCCGAACGGATTTAGATCGTAACCAAAAACTGTTTCTTCTCCGCGCCTGGCAAGTGCTTGTAGACGACAAAGGTGGATTCGGGCGCTTTATTGGTGCCTTTGATACTTACGTCTACAACATGCAGGACCCGGATGATGACTGCGTAGCGTGGAAGCCTGAACTTAGCAAACTGCTGTGTGACGGGCAATTGTTGGACGTGGTTATCGATGCTTATCAGTCTGCTCGGCAGCGCATAGCAGAACTGGAGGCGCGGACAGTGACGCTGCCCCAATATCGCAATTCACCGGACATGCACACAAAACAGTTTTATGAGGCTATCGGATTTAATCAGGGGCTTGATATTTTCATAGAAGCACTCCGCGCCGCTGGCATTGGCGTGAAGGGGGAGTGAGATGATTCACTATCACGGCGGGCCAATAACGCCGGATACGTGCGCCATGAAAGCGTGGAAAGGACGCCATGCGTTTATCAGTTTCGCGCACTCCGGGCAAATTAACCTCGCGGCTGAATACTGCCAGTCATTCGCGCTGGACAACGGTGCATTCACTGCGTGGAAAGCAGCTGGCAAAAACAAAATCGACTGGAGCGATTACTACGAGTTTGTGGCCCGCTGGAAAAATCATCCTGGCTTTGATTTCGCCATCATCCCGGATGTTATCGACGGCGGCGAGGAAGAAAACGAAGCGCTTCTTGATGAGTGGCCGCATGGGGAGTTTTTCGGCGTTCCTGTCTGGCACATGAATGAAAGCGACGAGCGTTTTATCAGGCTCTGCAATGAGTATCCCCGCGTTGCAATCGGTTCATGTGGTGACTATGACGTTAAGCGTCCCAACCTTGCTGTAGCCAGAATGAAAGACCTGATTCGTCATGTTGTTGATGCTCACAGCCAGCCTGTCACGAAGTTGCACGGTTTGCGCATGTTAAACCCGCTGATATTCACAAAGTTACCGTTAGCCAGCGCTGATAGTACAAATGTCGCCCGTAACATCGGCATCGATAAAGCATGGTCTGGTGCTTACGCGCCAGCTTCAAAAGAAACCCGCGCCGCGTTAATGGTAGAGCGCATTGAATCGCATAACAGCCCCGGCTCTCTTGCGTACTGCGAGCAGCGTGACCGGTTCGACATGCAACTGCAATTAGCAGTTTAAGGAATAACCCATGACAACTAACAACCACCCGGCGCACGGTCCTGTATCACTCGATCGCCTGCACCAGATACGCGAAATACTCAGCAAAGCAGCAGCACAAAGCGACGGCGGAAATCTCGGCTACGCAATGGCTGATGCTGTGAAGGTGATTGATGGGGCTATTGCGGCGTTTGATGCTGAGCCTGTGGCTGACGTCGTGGCATGGTCATCGCCGAACGAGGAAAGAACCTGCGATATCCGATGGCGTCATCACGATGTTGCGCCTGGTCCGCTCTATGCTGTCCCACTTATGCCAGCCAGCAGTAAATTATAATTTTGTAAGCCCGGGTGCAGCCGGGTTGTATGGAGAAAATAATGTCGCGAATGATCCCCTTACTTGACTGGGCAAAAGAGGAATTTGGAGAGCAAGCACCAAGTGAACGCATATTGAAAAAATATGCAAAGGGAAAAATGATGGCTCCTCCAGCAATTAAGGTTGGTCGCTGCTGGATGGTTGATCGTAATGCCCGATTTGTAGGGATGCTTGCAGAACCGAAAATTCCGACTTCGGCCAGTCCAAGATTACAACGGATAATTGCTGATGGCTGCTAGACCACGCACTCACAAAATACCAATCCCTAACCTGTACTGCAAATTGGATAAGCGCACCGGTAAGGTATATTGGCAATATAAACATCCTATTTCAGGTCGTTTTCACAGCCTTGGAACCGATGAATCCGAGGCTAAACAAGTCGCCACAGAAGCTAACATAATAATAGCTGAACAGCGAACTAGGCAGATCTTGAGCGTGAATGATCGCCTGGCACGGATGAAAGGCAGGCGCACTGATATTACGGTTACTGAGTGGCTCGATAAATACATAGGCATTCAGGAGGAAAGGCTTAAAAATAACGAGCTTAAACCAAACTCCTTTCTTCAAAAAGGTAAGCCTGTCCGTTTATTCAGAGAACACTGCGGCCTGCAACATCTAAAGGATATTTCAGCTCTCGATATTGCAGAAATAACTGATGCCATTAAAGCCGAAGGCCACAATCGCATGGCTCAGGTAGTTAGAATGGTGCTCATCGATGTTTTTAAAGAGGCGCAACATGCCGGACACGTTGCCCCCGGATACAATCCGGCGCAAGCCACTAAGCAGCCGAGAAATAGAATAACAAGGCAGCGTCTTTCCTTTGAAGAATGGAGCGTTATTTATAAGACGGCGGAACAGCAGCAGCCTTATCTTCAGTGCGGAATGTTATTAGCCCTAATCACTGGCCAGCGTCTTGGTGATATATGCAATATGAAGTTCACCGATGTATGGGATGACATGCTCCATATCGAGCAGGAAAAAACAGGTTCTCGTCTGGCTATTCCGTTAGATCTTAAATGCGAGGTGCTGGGCCTCACTCTCAGGGATGTTATTTCAAAATGTCGGGATGCGGTTGTCAGTAAATACCTTGTCCATTTCAGGCACACCACATCCCAGGCTAATAGAGGTGATCGAGTGTCGAGCAGTTGCCTGACATCCACCTTTAAAAAAGCCAGAGACAAAAGTGGCCTGGAGTGGAAAAACGGGACGCCCCCAACTTTCCATGAACAGCGTTCTTTATCGGAGCGACTGTATCGTGAACAGGGTCTGGATACTCAGAAACTGCTGGGGCACAAGTCCAGAAAAATGACGGATAAATACAACGACGATCGAGGAAAAGACTGGGTCGTTGTTGGGGTAAAAACGGGGTAA